TGGCGATCGAGCTTCCAAGCTTTCAGCTTCGGCGCTGGCGTGCCGGCCGGCCCAATGTCGCCTCTAATCCCGCGTTCGCCCCGTTCACCTTTATCGCCTCGTCTACCCTGACTGGCGACGAGTTGCCATCCGTCACCGGGACATGGACCGGGATCATCCTTTTTGGCGATGAATGAGCCGCCGTTGAGGCTGACCACATCCAGCGCGAGATATTCGGCCTGTTCAGAATAGACACCGCGAATTCTCGGAGTTCTTCCATCAAGGCCATTCCGACCCGCTGCCGCTAGAAGCGTCCAATCTTCGTGCGCTGGTTCCTTGGCGGTATCGCGGCACGCCTGGTAAAGGCTGCCTTTATGGACGACGACATCTCCGTCATAATGGACCCGATCGCTCCAAGGAATGACTTTTGCCAACCGGCCCTGCGGCCCGCGCTCGCCCGGCGGCCCGGTGATGGAGCTTCCATTTTCTCCTTTATCGCCTTTATCTCCCTTAATTCCGATTCCGGGATCGCCCTTGTCACCCTTGTCTCCCTTGAGGCCAACGCCTTCTGGGCCTTTCAAATTAGCAATTAATGCCCACGGCATTTTTAGGTCTTGCCTTTTGGCATCGAGTGCGCCTATCTTGCCACGCTAACCTGTTATTCTTGGAGAGGGTTTTGAAACCAACAAAACAAGAAATCGATCGCTTCAATTCCAAATGGATTAAATCTGGAGACTGTCATCTATGGACCGGACCAAAAGACAAAGATGGCTATGGCTTCATCACCTTTCGCCGCACTTCGCGAAGAGCGCATAGAGTGGCCATGTTCCTCGCAGGAAAACCAATTCCATCCGGCTTTGTAGTGAATCATATTTGTCGCCATCGTGATTGCGTTAATCCACAACATCTCGAAGCCATCTCAATCCAAGAAAATTGGAGAAAAGATGCAAATACGCCGTCTTATATTAACTCTCAAAAAATCCATTGCCCGCGAGGTCACGAATATGATCGCAAATATGGCGGTCAACGATATTGCTCCATTTGTGAAGCGGCGAAAAACAAAAGACTCCGCGCTAAATGGAAGGCTGAAGGTATTTTCAAGATTTAAATTGATATAAGTCGCCACTATCCAAATCCAAATAAAGCGCTGTGCTTTCTGTTTGTGAATCCGGTTTCCCATGACCCACTGTTATTGATTGGCTATCTTTGCCGGGAGGCCCACAATCTCCTTGATCGCCTTTAATTCCGATTCCAGGATCTCCTTTATCTCCCTTCTGTCCGACGACGCTTTCGCCGCGAGGTCCTGGCGGCCCCGGCGGCCCGATGATGCTTTCGCCGGGAGGACCGACCGGCCCGACATCTCCATCCTTTCCATCTCTAATTTCAGCGATCTTTTCCGTCAGCGTGCGCAACATCAACATCAGCCGCATTTCGCATTCGCTGTTCTGCTTCTCCATTTTGAGGATTGCGGCCTCAACCTGCAGATCGATTTCATGTTTCTTGCGATCGACATCGCGTTCCAGGCGAGCCGCAACGATTCCAAGTTCCTCTGCCAGTAAATCAGCCGGCGAGACTAATGTGTCTGGCATGCGATGATCGAAATTGTCTGCGAACTCGTTCGGCATCGGTCATGTCTAATTGTTGTTGCTGCGATGATGATGGCGGAGCGGCAGCCGGTGCTGGCGGTGGCGCATGTGGCGCTGGCGGTGCCGGCACCTTACCGGCGAATTCGAGCGGCACGACTTGCTGCTGCACACGCGGGGAATCACCGTAGGGAACGTGATCCAGCCCCTCCTGCTCGCGCGCTTCGTTGGGAGCAAAGATGCCGCCGAGCACGCCGCGCGCCAGCGCATCGATGCGATCCTTGAAGGCAGAACGCAGCAGCGCCTTGGTATCGAATTCGAGATATTCGTCGGGCTGCCCCTTGAGATTGAACAGGACGCCGAATGCGTCCTCGATGTGATTGAGGGCAAAGCCAAGACCCGAGGCGATCCAGGCCTGCATCAGAGCTTCTGTGGTGTTGTAGCCAGTGCTGCTGCCGGTAACATTGCCGAGACCGAAGATCTGCAATGGAATACGAAACGCCAAAGCGATGTTCTGGTAGGACAACTTCATGATCTCGGCGAGCTCGGCATCGCGCGCCGGGATCGCCCACGGCTGCGGCTTGAGACCGGCAGTCAAAATCGGCGTCTTGCCTTGATTGAGGCCCTTTGATTGCTCGTCCCATCGGTCGCGCAACGCCGCAACCTGATCCTTGTCCAGAACCATGTCGGTTGTCAGAACCGCAGAGGGCCGCGCCTGATTGAGAAAGAAGGCGATCTGATGCTGCAGCATCGCATTGCCGGCGGCGATATCGTCGGCCGTGCTGATGATCGGCGACTCGCCCATGATCGGATATGGATAACGCCGGTTGGCGTTGAGGCGGATATGCAGCACATCGCGCGCCGGCACGACAAACTGTTCGTTCTGTGCCTGCATCATCCGCTGGGCGATGACAGCGTTACCAGCCAGCCGATAGAAGATATCGCCCGTCACCGCCAGCTGCGCGATCGACATGTACGGATTCATCAAGTGAAGTTCGTCGATCTCGAAACGGTCGTTGCGCAGCGCCAACGCATATGCGTTGCCATCCATGTAAAGCGAGCGGACGGCATTGAGCATGAAATCCGAAGACGATTGATAATCGTTCGGATGGCGCATAATCCGCGAGAGCGCAGAAGTATTGACGCGGTCGCGCCCCATCCGATCGTTGATCCGCCAATGATCGCCAGGGCACAGCATGGCAATTGTTTGGGCATACGCACTGATGCACGCCTCTACCATGGCCGAGCGGGAGAAGTCGCCGCCGGAAACCGAAATTCCCGTCTGCCACCAGTTTGTCGGCACGCCGTCAGGAAGCCATCCGCCCGAAACCGGCAAGAAGTACGGACCACTTCGGTAAGATCCTTCAACCGCGCGCAGCACCGTGCGTAACGTGCGGGCGACGATGCTGCGCGGGCTCATGGTTTCAGGTTTTAGGCGTGGCAGGCTTTACCGTCTTCGTCTGATAGGTCGCTGGTTTGCCAGCCGCAAGATTCTTTGCTTGCTGGTTCGCTTGTTCATTCGGGTCAGGACCCGAACCATCATCTTCGTGCTCAAGAATGTGTTCGCCTAAAGCCGAGCGGTTAAGCTCATCCTGGGTCGGTGTAGGACGTACTGGCATTATTCTCTCCTATAACAATTTGCCGAGACTTCTTGCGAACGCTAGGGGGTCCGCCGCTCCCTTATCAAGATTGCATTTCGGTTCGGTTTGGTTAGAGCCGCGACGTTGGTGAGAATGTCGCGGCTCGTTTATTAGTTAGTTATCAACTCCATGTCACATTTTGCGTCCACGCAATTGTTCCAGACCTTCGCTGTACCCAATTGAGCGGGAGCACCATTCTGAGAGCGAGAGAATCAGTTTGGAAGAGTGAACGTTGTGGCGCTGCGACTGTACTCGGCGATGCCACGAGCTCGGCAGGACTGGTGTCCTCCATATGTAGGGTCGCCTGGTCTGAAATTTCCATCCGCGGAGCTTCACCACCGGCAACAACGAAGTCAGCGGCGTCGACTAGGATCATTGTCTTCGCCGGAACCGTTGCCGAGTCGATGATGGGGATGGTGTTGAGCGTTCCGCGCATCGCTTCATCGCGGAACGGAAAGATGCCGGTGTTCGTCGCCATCGCCAACGAGGCCGACAGCACGTCGCCAGGATTCATCAGCCACACCGGACTGCGAATATTGCCGTAAGTGTTGGTCGTCAACGCCGTGATCAGCGCTTTGATGTCTCCGATCAGAGCGGCGAGACCGCCGCCGGCCGTAGCCGTTGTTGCCGAAACGCCATTGAGCAAGCCGGCCGGACGGATTGCCGTCGCCGCATTGGAATCGATTAGAACCGTATCGACCGCAACGCTAGTGTCCTGCTGGATCGCTTCGCGGATCAGGCCCTCGATCGCCGGAATCGAGTGCTCATTCATTTCATGGGTCCAAGTACTTATAACTGCTAGCTTTTTCGGTGTGAGCGTCTGCGTGGTGAATGCGCCCTGGCGGACGGGAATGGCGAGACCCTCGCCGACGAACGATCCGGCGATTGTCGGCGTCCGTGATCGCGTCGGAATGATGATCTTGCCGGTTCGACCGAAGCTCAGTGACATGCCTTTCGCCGCAAGGCGGGTCAGGATCGCCTTGGGCATCAGCAACGGCATCAGATCGGTGTAGGTCGGCTGCACCAGTTCGGCCGCCCAACCGGTCACCGTCGTCATCGCCGGTGCCGAGGCCGCGCGCATGACCAGATCGCACACGATCTTGGTCGTCTCGTCGTCACCGTAGATCTTCTGTCTCACTTCGTCGGGATGACGGGCCCATGATTTGGCGGCGTAGGTAATGACGCCCGCGCGCACCAGATACTCGACCGGATCGAGATCCTTCTTTTTGTTGAAGATGTTGATCTCCGGCGAGGTCTGGAGTCGATGCTCTTGATGCGGTGGCGTGAACACCGAAGTGCTCAGTGCTCGGCTGCGGGATGTCCCGTTGCCGTTGCCGTCGAGCGTCTTCATCAGCACCTTTTCCGATTCAATCAACATCGCATGTTTCTTCTGGTTGCGAGCGATATTGGCATTCAAGGTGCTGATCTGTTCCGATTCAGCATCGCTGACATCGGTATTGTCCATCTTTTCGATAAGTGCCGTTAGCTTGTCCTGATCGTCCACGATCTGCGTGGCAAGATCAGAGATTTGTTGGCCAAGCCCATCCATGGGTTTGTCCTTTCTCTTGCGAGTCGTTTCGGCTTGCCCGCCAGTGATCCTGCGCGGCACGACGCGCGTGTCCTTGTTGCCTTGCCCGGCGAACACGAGATCGATCGTTGCAGGAGAAATATTGAGACTCTTTGCGACAGCCAGCGCATTGGCGTTGGCTGGAATTGCTACCAATGATGTTTCCACCAGTTCCTGTTTGGTATAATGCAGGCCGCCCTTTTCCCGCGGCTTGTTCTCGATCGAGCGGAAACCGACCGAGACGGCGCGCAGAATGCCGGCCTCGATCAGTTTACGGATCTCATCGATGCGCCCCGAGGTGCCGGCCGGCGCCAATTCAAGATGGCCGCGCAATGCGCTTCCTTCGATGCGCAGATCGCGCCAGCGGCCGATCGGAAAATCCGGCGAATGGTTGAACAATGCAATCGGATTTTTCTTGAAGTTCGTGAGATCCCAGCCATCGGCCGTAATGACATCGCCCATCCGGTCAACTGATTCATCGGACAATACGAATTCAAGGCCTTGCACGGTCTCAGCGTGTGTCTTATGCACGATGCCGCTTGCCGATCGCGATTCCCGCCATTTCATTTCGCAATCGCTCTCGTCGTTATCTTCCGAACAACGATCGATATATTCCTCGTGACTTTCGCCGTCGCCAGGTTCCGGACAGCCGTTTTGTTTCTTCGGTGCCGATCCGCCATGAGCCTCGCGCCATTGACTGAAGCACATTGCCACCGCTTGTTCTTGGGTCCGATCTGAGGGTGCGTCCGAGCCATAGGCCTCATGCATGCATCGGGCCATGAAGGCGTCCTGTTTTTCGTCCTTGTGCGGTCTTGGTAATGGCATCGCCACCTCCTGCAGCACAAACTGTTTTATACCGGCCTTGCGTAGCGCTTCGCCAAACGTAAAATCGGCTTCTTCCTGATACATAACGAGCGCTGTTTTCGACATTTGTCTTTCTCAAGCGCTCTCCACATAAGTACCTTTCACATAGAGCGGTCCACGCCTCGGGCGTTCCACACCAGTGATTTTGAAATTGCCTTCACGTAACAGCACTTCTTTTTGTTTTGCGAAATTCTGGGCAAACGGCACCATATCGAGGGCATGACTTCCTTTAGGAAGAGTAATTTCGAGTACGATCTGACTGTCATAACCAGCGACAAATTCGTAAGCTACGTTTTCATCTGTCGTTGTTGACTGAAATCCGCCGAGTGGAACATTATTTCCGATCATCTTCTCGGCGTTGTGATCCTTTCTCAGATCACGCGCGATCTTACATTCCGATATCCCGCGCCAAACTGCACCCTCTGTGCTTATCGTGCCTTTCTTGATAGCGTTATTGAGAGAACTGATGGCAGCGTCATATTCTTTATTGCCCTCGCCCTTGTTGCGGTAATAATTATTTATATCCGTCGAATCCGATATGTATGTGCCAATGGCAGTTTTCTCGTCTTTAGTGAATTCAACCTTGCCACCATTAGTCGATTGAGATCCGCCTTCAGCACCACCTGATCCTCCTCCACCGCCCGCGAATTGTCCGCCCTCTGAACTCCCAGCAGGTTCTCGCGGATGCTCACTTTCATCCCAGGCCTTTAACTCCGCGCGTATGCCAGCCATGACCCGTCAATTTGTTTGATCGACCAACTCTCGCTGTTCAGCGCTTCCAGCGCTTGCGTTACTTCCACACTTTCATTTCCAGAATCATGCCAAATGATCACGCCTCGTGGCCGAACCAGCGCGCGCGCCAGTTTCGAATCATGCCAGACCGCGGCAGCACTATGATCGCCATCGATGAAAACGGCATCGCATGGCTCAAGATCGTCGGTAGTCAATGGCGTCCCTGCAATCAGCAAGTAGAAGCGCGGATCATCGGCGGCGTAACAGCCGGGATTGGCCGGCACCTCGGAATATTGGCATTGCATCGTCGGCTTATGATCAGGCGGCACATCAATGCCGATATACTTTTCCAATGATGGCACATTATCCAGCACGCGCTTTGCGGTAAGGCCGGTATTGACGCCAATTTCGATCATCACTTTCGGCTCGACACTCCGCACCAGCGCGATCAGTAGTTCGACTTCTCGCCAGCCCAGATAGTCGCTGAACGGACCCTTGATTGGCGTCGTATAGATCTTCGCCTGCGGCACACGCTCAAGTTTCATTTCAGATTTGCAAGAGCGCGTTCAGCCAATCGCCTTCCGCCGGCTGCCGACGAAATTCAATATTTTCATACCACGGCGCGACCCAGCGCCAACTCGCCCAATGCGAGAGCAAGCCGAACACGCGCGGATGACCGATGGCGCCGGCGAGATGCAGCGCTGCGGTGTCGACGCTGACGATCTCGTCCATCGCCATCATTAACGCCGCACAGTCCGCGAAGTCTTCGAAGTAATGCGTTTTGACGCCCAGCTTTACCGCTTCGTCTCTGCCTTGTGTTTGCACGCTATGAATATCGACATCCTCTCCCCCACCGCGCAGCACATCGACCAATGGTTCAAGTTCGATCTCGCGCGGATAGTCGCCGAGGCTGGGCTTACCGATCGACCAGGCGACGCCGATTTTCTTCTTTTCAGAAATGACATTCTCATGCCAGCGCAATACATCTGTTTGTTCCACCTCGAGATAACTGCCTCTGCCAATGACACCGTCAGGTATCACCTTCAGAAAATGCAAGAGATGCAGCAGCGGACAGAAGTAGTCGACGTCAATCAACTGACCGACAATCAGGGCATCCTGCTGAGCGGCCAGCCGCTCCAGTTCTTCCGGCACCTTTAAATAGACTTCCGCGCCTCTGGCCCGTAGCACCGGCACATAGCGCAGCATCATGATGCTGTCGCCGAAGCCGTGCGCGTGCATCAGCAATATTGATTTTCCCTTCAGATCTTCGCCCAGCCATGGCCTCATTCCTTCGCCAAGAGCTGCTTGAACTTGCGGCCGCATGAACGGCGGTTCCTGCTCACATTGCCAATATTCGGCCAGGCCTTCCTGCCATTGCCCGGCAGCCAGCAGCACCATGGCGCGGTTGAATTTTGCGCGCAGCGTCGGTGCAATTGCGAGGGTCAGATCGGATTCGAGCAT